GAGCTCTCCGAGGAATGGGAGACCGGCCGCGCATACCTCACCGAACAACCCCAAGCCTAACAGAAACAAACCACCCCCGCCTCCTCATCAGCCTGAAACACTTTTACAGAAAAGAATTTGCGCGGCCTCGCGATGTCCGTGCTAATAACCAAGCCTGATTTGGATTGCGTGAACCCGTCATATCGCCGATCTGCCTCGGGAAGATCACGAAGTAAGTCGCGCATGGCCTCGAAAGCCTTTTGCTGCTCCTTGGAGAGATTCTTGGGTGGCTTATCGGGGAACTCAAGCATCGCGTTGGAGGCTTACCAAGCCGGACTCGCATTGGAAGCCCGGGATTCTGGCTCTGCCAGATTTCATATGCTTCTTCCAGTTGCCCCGCTGCAGAGTGGATTGCGGCGCGTGGATTTGATCTGATGGCAACGATCCAGTTCGGCTTGATCGTCGCTGACAGCTCCAAACAATAACCCCCTCCCGGTCTTGCCGAGAGAGGGTGTTGGACTCCGGGGATGAAAAGTTCGAGGTCGCTCAATTCCGCTTCACGCGGAAGTAGCGCTTCGGCTGGTTCTCGATGCTGTAGAAACGGGTGACCACGCCACCGGTGCCGATGATGTCGGTTTCGACGACCTCCCAGTTCTGGAGGTCGGTCGATCCCTCGATGCGGTAGCTCGCACCATTGCCGGCGTTGAAACGGAATTCGACGGCGGTGCGGATGGTGGAAAGCGCGTCCGGCGTGCTCGAATCCAGCGTCGGATCGAAGCCGGTGTTGATCTCGAACAGGTCGTCGAAGCCGTCTCCGTCGCTGTCCTTGAGAAGCGGATTGGTGCCGTGAGTGACCACCTCGGCGAAGTCGCTGAGACCGTCGCCGTCGGTATCGGCGAGTTTCGGGTTCGTGCCGTGGATGTTGATCTCCGCCCCGTCGGTCAGGCCGTCGCCGTCGCTGTCGTCCAGCATCGGGTTGGTCTGGTGGGTGTTGACCTCCGCACCGTCGCTCAGGCCGTCGCCGTCGGTGTCGGTGGCCAAGGGATCGAGGCCCACGCGCTCGAAGAGATAGCCCGCCGCGACGAAGTCGGCCGCGGCATCGGCCCACTGGTTGCTGTTTTCCATCAGCACGGCGTGGTTCTCCGCGGTGCCGCCATCCGGTTGGCCGCTCAGCCAGCGTGCGTAGGCTGGGGCGTTGCCGTCGGACCACAGCCAGGTGCCCTCGGAAACGGCGTCGGACAGGCCGAGCCACAGGTAGCCCTGGGTCGTCTTGCGAGCCCGTCCAGCGGCACGGGTGAAGTCGTTGGCATTCGGGAAGCTGGCGAGGTGGCCGCGGCGGGTGGCGGCATCGGCGGCGGCTTGGGCGTGGGTGAAGGAACCCTCGACCAGGGTGAAGTAGCTACCCGGGTAGCTGAGTTCCGCGCGGTCCGAAAGCCCGTCGCCGTCGGTGTCGGACTTGAGCGGGTCGGTTCCGTGCTGGGCGATTTCCGCGAAATTGCTCAGTCCGTCGCCGTCGGGGTCGGAGGCGGCATCGTTGGTTCCGTCACCATTCGTGTCGGCCAGCTTTGGATTGGTGCCGATCAGATTGACCTCCTGGCCGTCGCTGAGGCCATCACCGTCAGTGTCGGCGGTAGATGGGCTGGTGCCTGCGGTCTGTTCTTGGCCGTCGTTCAAGCCGTCGCCATCGGCATCGGCCGTGGTCGGGCTGGTCGCGTAGCCGGTTTCCAGCAGGTAGCCGTCGCGGATCGTGGTCGGCGAGCGGTCATACCACTTGCCGATTTCCGCCCCGCCGCCGCCGCTTACCTCGGCGAAGTCGAGGCTGTTGCCGCTGGTCGAACTCGGGCGGCCAGTGCCCCAGGGCGCGAAGCTGAAGGGCTCGCCGTTGACCCAGGTCCAGGTGCCTTCCACCGCGGCGTCGCTCGTCCCGATCCACAAGCCGGTGAATTCTTCGAAGGGATCGGCGCCGAGGTTCTGCATCGCGCGGTTCCAGCGGTCTTCGGTCGGGAAGCTGGCGAGGTCACCACCCTTGCTCCGGGCGTCGTCGCGAGCCTGCTGCCAGGTGAAGGAACCGGTGATGATCGAGAAGCGACCGACGCCGAGTTCGTAGCCGTCGCTCAGGCCATCACCATCGGTATCGGCCAGTGCTGGGTTGGTGCCATAAAGCACCAGTTCATCGTAGGCGGTGAGACCGTCGCTGTCGCTGTCTGACAGGTCCTTCTCGAAGGTGGCGCCGACCGTCTTGTCGGCATTCATCGTGATCGTCTGCGGGTTGACCGTGCCTGAGGCATCGCCGGTCCAGCCGGTGAAGCGGTAGCCGGGGTTTGGTGTGGCGGTGATGGTGGCGGAGGCTCCTCCTAGGTCGAAGATTCCACCACCTGACAAGGTGCCGTTCTGAGCAGATGGGAGGGTGAGTGACCAATAGCGGGTGTCGACCACCGCGTCACCACTCAGGCTCGTATGGGTGGCCGCGTGCAGGAAGCTCGGCGCGAGCAAGCACAGCGCGCAAGCTAAGATGGGAAGACGGTTTTTCATGGGATCGATGGAATGGATGGGCTGAAGCAATGCGAAATTAGTGGGTGGCGGCGGTTCCACCGCCCGGGGCCTTCGAACCCGCCTCCGCGGGCCTACCAGCGCCGGGCGGCGGATCTTGCGTTTCGTCGTCGGGGTAGGCCCCGGACGAGCAGGACGGCGGTCGGTTCAGTCCCTCGCTCAGGCGGGAGCCATCCGGCCCCGGAGGTCTGAGCTGCGGGCCACCCGGAACCCGATGTTGTTGTTCGTGTTCGTCGGGTTGTTGTTGGGGGACACAGAAGGCCCAGAACGAATCCTCGCCGTTCGGCACGAATTCCTTTCGCACTGACGCGATGCGCCCGCCGCGAAGGAGCTGGTTCAGTTCCTCCTTTGCGTTTCCCTGCCCATTGGCGGGGGATCTGGATGAATTCAAAAGGCATCTACCTGAAATTTTTCCGAAAATCTTTCAGGGGCTTCGCCCCTGAACCCCTTTGAGGGCCTACATTTGAATGATCATCATGCTCACCGAACCGCTCCGCTCTGGCAGGACGGGCTCCGCCTCCGTCCCGCCGGTCGCTCCGCTGCCTGCGGGTTCTAGGGGACTGAACTGCGGGCCACCCGGAACCCGATGGGGTAGCCTTTCGAGCCCGCCCCCCAGCCGGCGCGGCTCGCGACGCGGCAGTAGAACGGGCCGTCGTTCCAATTGCTGCCCCGGTGCACCCGGACCTGGCCCAAATCCTCCCAGTCGTCGAAGCACCATTCCGAAACGTTCCCACTCATGTCCGATAGATCTAGCTCGTTGGCTAGCTTCGTCGCCACATCTTGGTTCGAGCCGCCACTATTGCTCAAATACCACGCCACCGCATTGACGTCGTTGCTGCCGCTATATTCGTAGCCGTTGGTCTTCAATCCACCTCGGGCAGCAAATTCCCATTCCTTCTCGCTCGGCAAGCGATAGCCATTTGCGGTGGCATCAACCGTCGGAATGGCGTCGCCGGTTCGATAGACCGCGGTGCCCACCTTATAAACCGGAGTCAAACCTTCCTTTTCGCTCCGGGCATTGCACCACTTCAGTGTTTCATACCAACTAACGTCCGTCACCGGGCGGTTCAGTCCCGTTCCTGCTCCCACACTGTCGATGTCGTAACCGTTGGCGGCGGCCCAAGTGCGGACCGTCTGGAACTCTGCCCAAGTGACCTCGGTCTTCGCCATGAAAAACGCATCCACGGTCTGTGCTCCAGCCCACGACGAGACGGGCAGGGCTCCCGCTGCAACGTAGGCAAAACCTTCCGGGGCCACACCATCGTCCACCTTGACTTCGAAGCGCATCGCCGTGCTGTAATTTCCCAACCAGTCGGTTCCCGCGTTCCAGGTGATCACCTTGCCCGTGCCGACCGGCACATTCGGCCCCACCGCCCCGCTGAGGGTCGTGGCCGGGACATCGAAGGTTGCTCCGCCGTCGCTGGAAATCCGCAGCGTGACGCCGACCGTCGGCGTGTCCGCGGTCACGTCGTAGGTGATGTCTACTAGCTTCGTACCCGGCCGTTGCAGCCCTTGGACGTTCGAAACGACTGGATCCGCCGCCAGAAGCGTGCTTGATAGGAAAACGAGCGATGCGACGACCTTCAGGCATGTCAGGGCTGCCGAGCCGGATGGTGATTTTCGGTTCATCGGCTTTCCTATCCCAGTCGTCCGTTCCGCGGTCAAGGCTCAAACCCGCGTTGGGTCGGAGCTTCCATGTGAGATCGGAACAAAAAGCCCCCTCCCGGTTTCCCGAGAGAGGGTGCTTGTGGTGATAGCCGAGGTCCCCTGCTTACACCGGGCGGGTGATGCGCTCGAGCACCGGTTTGTTGCCGGCGGCGAAGCCATACATCAAGGTGAAGCTCACCTCCTGCTTGCCGAGGCGGCCGTCGTAGCGGTCACGGACCTGGACGGACAAACCGGTGCGTGGGTCGGTGACGACGCGGATCACGGTGTCGCCGGTGTTGGCGGGCACGTCCGGCACGCGGGCGGCCATGATGAGTCCCTCGCGGATTCCCGCGAAACCCACCAGACGTTCGGCGTTTTCAGGGAGTGCCGAGTATTCGATCACGGTGAAGCCATTCACGTCGGGTAGCATGCCAGTGACCACCACGTTGCCCGCCGCCGGGGTGATGTAGGCTTTGTAAAGAGCCTCGTCCTTTTGCAGGGCGTTGTAGTAGTCGGAATTGACGAACATGAAGCGGCCCATGTCCGGGATGAACCGCTTGTTGAGCTTGGTGCTGATGTCCACCACGGCATTGCGCCCGAATGAGGCGGCGGCAATTTCCGTTTTGTTGGTGAAATTGGCGTTGATGATCAGCGCCATCAGGTCATCGCTCACCTTGCGGCCGAGGGCGTAGGCCACCTTGTCGGCGTAGCGTTGGTTCAGGTCGATCTGGCTGGTGGAGCGTTCCACGTCGGTGATGGCATAGCCCGCGTAGGCGTGCTTGTTGATCTTCACGCTGACATCGACCTGTGCCTGGTCATCGGGGACGTAGCCGGTGGCGGCAACGAAGTCCTTGGCCACGGTGGGAGTGACGATGTGGGTGACGATGTCCTGGTTGAACTTGACGCTCGCCGATGAGAAGTCGGTGGCGATCTGTCCGAGGAGCGGGAACTTCGCCAGAAGCGTGGTGAGCGCGGTCTGGGCGATGATCGCGGAATTAACCGTGGCGTTGGTGTTGGGCATGGCAGGTTAGCGGGTGAAGTGTTGGGCGAGGTGTTGTTGGTAGAACCTGGCGGCCTCCTCGGGCTTGCGCTCGGTGACCAGGCGGTCGTATTCGGCGACGAGTTGATCGATGGTGGCTCCGGAAGCTTGCGGGGAATGGTCACCGGCCGGGGTGACGCGGGCCGGGACCGTGGTGCCGGTGGAGGCCGCGACGCGGGCGACTTCCAACTGGAGCTTGCGGTCGAAATCGGCCTGGGACGCCTGGAGTTCGGTGACGCGGCTCCGCAGCGCGGAGGCTTCGGTGGTCGCCGTATCGCGCTCGGCTTTGAGCGTGTCGATCTCGGCGGTAAGCAGTTCGACTTCCCCGCGCAATGAGTCCGCGGCGGTCGAAGCTTCATTGAGAAGTTCGGTCTGGGCTTGATGGTCCCGCTGGAGATTCGCGAGTTCGGTGCGGGCCTGGGCGAGTTCGTCTTCGATGGTCGTGTCCATTGCCCGTGATCCGGTGTCAACCGGCGCGGTGTGATAGACCCGCAGGCGGCGCATCGCTTCGGCGCGGTCGGGAACCATGCCCGCGAGGTTCTGGCGCTGGGCCTGCCTGCCGCTGAAGGTCTGGCCTTCCATCGCCTCGGCGGGGATCGCCCGCCCCTTGGCCAGAACCGCCGTATGGAACTCCCCGGCGATCTCCGCGAGGTTGGAGGAAATGAGTTCGCGCTGGTCGTCGGTGAGCGGCGTCCCGGGTGCCCCCATCGCCTTGTATTTGCCGACCGAAAAGACCTCCACCTTGATGCCGGCCTTGTCGAGGGCGGCGGAGTTATCGACGACCGCCTGAACCACGCCGATCGAACCGATCTGGGCGGATGGCGTGACGTAGATCGCCCGCGCCTGGCTGGCCACCCAGTAGGCGGCGGAGCACATCAGGCCGGACGAGAAGGCATAGACCGGTTTCTTCTTGTCGAGGGCCGCGACGGCATCGGCAAGCTCCGGCGTGCCGGCCACGGTGCCGCCTGGAGAGTCGATGTGAAGGAACACCGCCTTGATGTCGTCCCGTCCCGCGGCCTCGCGAAGCGCCGCGCCGATGTCTTCGGAACCCGTGGCACCAAAGAAAATCCGGGCGAACAGGTCCGGCTTGCGCAGGATCGGACCTTCGATGGCCACCACGCCGATGCCGTCCTCGACGGAGAGCAGCGGGTTCTCGGATGCCTGCTTGGGAAGAAACCCGCCGCGATCCACGACTCCCCGCGCGGCGGCGGCCATGGATTGCAGGGCTTCAGGCTGGATCAGCCACTCGCGGTTCTGGATTACCGGACTCACGCCCGGTCGCCGGTGTCAACGAGGCGCTGCCGCTACGGGTATTCGTAGGCTGTCTTGCTTCTGATGATTTGGCCGGTTCCGTCCAACTCCATTGAAATCACGCAACCTGTCCAACGCTGACCATAGTCGCTGAAGATCGAGTGCAACTTGCTGCTACTGTCGAAGAGCTCGCGGGTGAAATCGTCGGCTTCATCTCCGTTCTCCGGGTTGGTCAGCCGGTGATGAATCGCGAGAGGTCCGAAACCGGGGAGTCCCGTGACCTTGAGTTCCAGGGTGGCGGCCATCCAGCCGGCCGGGATGCATGCGAGGGCATTGTCGAAAACCTGCTGCTTGGCGGCTTGCGACTGCTCGTGGAACTCGAACTGATTGCCAGGGCCCATCGTCGGGGCACCTATACCGGTTACCGGCTCACCGGACAAGCTCACTTCTCCGCGGAGCGCACCCCACCCGGCAGCAGCGGAACCGCCGAGCCAGCGGACGGCTTCCACAGCATTTCCACCGGCACGCCATGTTTGGCCGCGGTCTCCAGGATCAGCTTGGCGTCGGCTGCCCGCCGCTCGATCTCCTCGCCGAAGTCGGCACCGAGTTCCTGGAAGTGATCCGACAGCGTCTTGAGTCCCATCTCCACGTCGGCGCGGTTCTGCTGGGCTTCGCGTCCGGCATCGACGGTCACCCGCTTGGGTGGGACGGAGCTGATCTTCCACCAGCCGGCAGCGGGCGGCAGGATTCCCCGGCTGATCGCGTCGCCGATGACATAGGCCCACACCGGCCGGATGAGTCGGCGTTCGAGGATCATCTGTCGGAACGAGAAGCGACGGTCGGCCTTGGCGACGATCAGCCTAACACCCGCGCCGCCGATCTTGCTGGAATCCGCCGCGAACTCGAACGGGATCATCCCGAGCGCGGAATCCCGCCGCAGGTGTTCCAGGAAGCCGGTGAAGGTGGGCGACGGGCGGTTCGACTGGAAACTGTCGAGAGACTCGTCGGGCTTCAGCGCGATCAGCTTGCCGCCTACAATGCGCTGGAGCGTGACCGGATCGCTGCCCTCCCCCGCTCCGGCATGGCCGCCGACCACGAAGTCGCCGTTGTCGTCAATTTCACCCCGCGCCGTCTTGAGGATGCGGGACACGTCGGCGTTGTCCTTCACCGCGTGCTTCTCCAGCGCCAGCAACTCCATCTCGTCGAGGGCGTGGTTGATGGAATGCTGGATGGTCGGATGGGAGCGCACTCCGCCCGCCCATTCCGGCTCGTGGATATGGAGGATCGCCTGGGCCGCCAGATCGCGGGCGATGCCGTCATCCTCCAGCACCCGGTAGAAGATCGGCGCGCCCCAGGCATCGAGGCCGACTCCGTCGATGGTGTCCTTCGACCCGAACTCATCCCCGACGCGGTGGGACTCGATCAGCTGGATCTTCGGTTCGCCGTCGGCATCGCGGGTCTTGTGGATGAAATACTCGCCGTCGATGTCCATGCCCCGGCAGACGAGCGCCTGGCACTCCTCGAACGAGAAGCGGCGCGTCACCTCACAGCGGGCCGACCACAGCGCGAAGTGGGCCTCGGCGGCGCGGTTCCAGTCCGGATCGGGCGACTGCGCCTGGACCCGGATGCCGTCGCCGGTCGAGTAGATCGCCATGTTGGCGACCAGCTCGCGCATGAAGCCGCTGTTCTTGTGAAGGTAGCGAGACTTGCGGACCAGCTCGCTGCGGACGCCGGGCGTGAGTTCGTTGCGGGCGTCCGTGGGTGCAAACCCCGGAACCAATCCACGGCGAGACGACCAGTTGGCAGCCTCGAACGGCGATCCCCATGCCTTCGGAACCAAGACGGGCGGCAGCCAGCGCATGGCGATTTGCTTGAGGCTGGTCATTTCGGGAGGTAGCCGGAGATGAACGAGGCAACGGCGATGCGGGGTTTGCCGTAGGTGGCCGGATCCAGCACCCGGAGCGCGTGGCCGCATTCCTCAAGCACTTGATCGACGGCCATGGTGAACTGCTTGGAGACGGACGTTTCCGCGTCGTTCCAGTTCATGATGGTCTTGCCCTCCAGCAGCAGCTCTTTCGCCCGCTGCTGGATGGCGAGAACCTCGGAGATCGTGAAGCCGGTGATGAAGAGTCCGCGGGCCATGGGTCACTTCCCTTTCCAAGTGGCGTTCCGCCCCCGGGTGTCGATGTGGACGAATCCCGACGACGGATAGAGTCCGAGCCCACCGGTGAACTTCCCTGCCTTCCGCCATTCGAGGAGCCGGTCATACACACGCTGCGGGCTCACGCCGTCGAAGGCGATGTCCAGCGCCGTGAACTCCAGGTGCTGGCTGAGCGAGGCTCCGCCGACCGCCCGGTTGTAATCGGGCGAGCGGTAGGAGCTGAGGATGCGGCAGGGTTTGCCGAAGGAAGCACGGAGTTCATCGACCACCCGCAGCGTCGGCACGATGTTCTTCCATAGCCGCTTCGGCGGCGGGCTGTTTCGCGCCCCGTGTCGCTGCACGGCGAAGTAGGATTCAAACTCGCCAGCGCCAAAGTGCCGGAACCCTTGGGCCGTGAACCATTCGTTGAACGCGCTCATGGATCACTTGTCGGTGAGAGGTTCGACGACGAGTTCCACGCGGCCGTCGGGCCGAACGGTGAGCCGCCCGTCCCTGGTGATGAATTCGCCGGTGACGGCAGGCAGCGTGGAGCACGAGCTGAGCAGCGGGAACGTCATCAGCGCCATGGCGAAGCAGAACAGGCCGATCTTGAACGACTTGTTCGGCTTGCCATCGTCGAAGAGGTCGCCGAGCACGACGACGATTTCCTTGAGTGCGAGCGCAGCCGGCCCGGCGATGAGCAGGTATTCCGCCTTGCCAGCATCAAGCAGGTTAGCGATGCCGGTGAGATCGAGCGCGGCCAGCGTGGTAAGCCCGGAACCGATGAAGGTGAGGAAGCGGAGGAAGGTGACGGTCTTCATGACTCCCCGTCCGGAGTGTCAACCGCCGCAGCCATGACGGACTCCCGTCCGACGATCTTGAGCATGGTGGCGGCCGTGGACTGCATCGACTCCGCGTCGAAGTAGTGGTTCGGCCGCGAGCCGATCTGCTTCCACATCCACTGGCCCTTCTCCTTGATCCGCTGCTCGCTCTCCAACTGGGCGAGGTAGTCGTCGTCGATGTCGTCGGGGACTTCCCAGGTCGGGCCCCTCGCCGGATCCTGGTTGCGGCGGAGCCGGGCGAGCGTGTCCTTGATGTTGAGGTTGCTCCAGTAGTGGACGTGGCAGTGCTGGCGGTGCGAGAGGACCACCTTGCGCCGGGGCGAGTAGAACCGCTGGACGGTTTTGCCGTCGCGGCCCTTGTGGGCATAGACAGGGCGCCGGTCGCCGATGAGCGCCACCCAGCCGCGCTTGGCGCACTCGCGATAGACGTCGTAGGTCGCATAGCCGGCGTCGAGGAATACGAGGCTCGGATGCACGCCGAAGCGCTCCTGCAGGACGTCGATGTCGGTGAAGGTCAGGATCCGCTCGTTCCAGACCAGACGGCTCGATCCCTCCGCCGACCACGAGCGGACCACGGCGAAGAGGTGGTCCATCTGGCAGTCCACCGTGATGAAGCGCAGCGGGATCAAGCCGGTGCGCCCGGGCAGCGGCGCGGCGAGGATCTTGCCGGTCTTAGGATCGATCGCACCTTCCTCTTCCCAGGTCTCGCCGCGCTTGTAGCCGGATTTGACGATCTCCAGCTTGTAGTCCTCGACATACTCGCGCCACGGCAGGCCGAGCCGCTTTTGGTAGAACTGCTGGAGCAGCGAAACGTCGCCCTTCCGCGCCGCCGCCTTGGCCCGCAGGTAGAGTTCGGCGAGCTGCCCCCAGCTCATCGCGCACAGGGCGTTCCAGTGGAAGCCGACATTCTCCTTCGAGGCTTTCGGGTTCTTCGCGACGAAGGCCCCGCTCGCGTTGAGTTCGCGCCGGGTGCGCTCGCCGTCGTTGAAGTAGTGGTTGCACGACTCGCAGCGCATCGCGGTGGTGCGCCGGACCTCGTCGAAATCCCACTCGCCGAATTCATCCTTGGCCGACTTGCTCCACTCGACGCATTCCCAACGGAAGGGTTGGCGATGGCCGCATTCCGGGCAGGCGAAGGTCCACTCCCGCTGGTCGGTCGCCTCGAACTTCCGGTGGGTGTCGTCATCCTCCTCGCCGCCCTGCGACATGAAGATGCACTTGCCGAGCCAGCCGAAGGCGGTGACCCGGGCCTCGGCCTCCGCCATGTGTCCCTGCGGCCAGCGCCAGGTTTCGTCACCGATCAGCCAGCGGATCGACCGCCGCTGGAGGTTGGTCTTGTTGTGCGCCCCGAGGATCCAGAGCGTCATGCCGTTGGTAAACTGGATCGCGTTGTTCTTGCGCTTGTGGCGGTGGATGCCGGTGGGCATCAGCCGGGCGACCGGCTGGCACTGGTCGAAGAGCTTCTGCAGTCGCGACTCGGAATAGTCGCGCGCGTCCTCGTCGGTCTGGTCGAGCCACAAGGCGGGCCCGGGCAGGTTGGAAATGATGTAGCAGAGCGTGAGCTCCGGCGCGGTGGTCTTGGACGACTGGACCGAGGCGATGATCGAGACCAGGCGGACGCGTGGATCGACCAGCGCTTCCATCACCTCGCGGATCCACGGCGAGTTTTCCGAACGGAAGCGTCCAGGGTTTGGTGAATACGGGATGCCCTCGATGTGATCCTCGCACCACTCCCATGCCGGCCGCCGGTCGGGCGGCTGCCAGGCCTCGCGCCAAATCTCCTTCAGGGCCTTCATGCCCATGCCGACAACGTCAACGCCCCGTCAGCCCTCGTGGAGGCAAAGTAGCACCTCGTCGATGGCGCGGCGGCATTCCCGCTGGATGCCGGTGGCGTCGAGACCCGACAGCACCGGCGGCAATTCCGACTCGAACTTCGCCCGCAGGATGGAGGTCGCCTGGGCGACCAGGCCGATCCATTCCTCACGGACCTTGGTGAGCGGAACGTATTCGCCCTTCTTCACCGCGATCCTCAGCTCCCGCTCCTCGACTTCCGCCAACAGTTTGCGGGCCTTCAGCGCCTCCTCGTTGCCGAGCGGCACCTTGCCCACCTTCAAGCCACGGAGCCGGACGAACTCGCGCCAGTCGGCCACCGGCCAGAGCCCGTTGGACAGCGGCTTGGGAGCGCCCTCCAACTTCTGCCAGGTGTTGAGCGTCCGGCGCGTCACTCCGAGAACCGCCGCGAGTTCCACCAGGGTCTTGGCGTAGGCCAGCGTTTCCACGCTGCCGGCCGCCCGTGATTCAATGCGCGCCCGCTCGGCCACGGTGAGCGGTTTGCCCGCCGCCACTTTGCGAACTACATTTTGAAAATCCGCGTCGAGGATCTTGCCCGCGACATCTGGCGACAGCTCTTTTGGTTCCACGTAGGCGACGAGGTGTCAAAACGTGCCGAAGACACGGAGCTCAAAGGGGTTGCCCCATCTTCCCTGACCAGGCGGCAAAAGAGGCGATGGTGCATAATGTTTGACAGACCGCACAAAATTGCCCATTCGTGTCCATTCTATCAGACATTATGGGACGAGAAACCAGCACCCTTTTACCCAAGCACGAGCGTCTCCTCGCCGAGTTGGGCGAGAATCTCAGACTGGCGCGGTTGCGGCGAAAGCTGAGTGCCGAACAGGTCGCGGAGCGGGCGGGTGTCAGTCGTTCGACGCTCCATCTGATGGAAAACGGATCAGCCGGCACTTCGTTGGGCAAGCTCGTGCAGGTGTTGGCTGTTCTGGGACTGGAGCAAGACCTCTCCGCGGTCGGTATCGACGATGTTCTGGGCCGCAAGCTGGAAGACGCTCGTCTCACTGAGACCCGGCGACGGGCACCGAAAAGGAAACTCAAGGAATGAGCAGGGAAATTGAAGTATGGGCCGACTGGCAGGAACTCGGTGCGCCGATCCTGATGGGTCACCTGCATTCCTCTCTGACCCGGGGGAAGGAGGTGTTTTCTTTCTCCTACGGGGGCGAATGGCTGGCAAGTGGTGCCGCGCGGCAGCTCGATCCCGATTTGCGACTTTTCGGTGGACCCCAATATCTGAACTCCGGGGAACGGCCGAACTTCGGGTTGTTTCTGGACTCGTCCCCGGATCGATGGGGACGGCTCCTCATGCAACGGCGGGAGGCGGCTCTCGCACGCGAAGCCAATCGTCCCGCCCGTCGCCTGCAGGAAACCGATTACCTTCTCGGGGTGCATGATGAGCAGCGCTCCGGTGCGTTGAGATTCAAGGAGCGCGAAACGGGCGATTCCTGGCTCAACAACGAATCCTCGATGCGGACCCCGCCGTGGACATCCTTGCGGGAACTTGAACATGCCAGCTGGAAGATCCAGGACGCTTCCGCAAACGATGACCCTCATTATCTCGAATGGCTCAACCTCTTGATCGCGCCGGGTTCGTCGATCGGTGGAGCACGTCCGAAAGCCGGGGTCAGGGATCCTGATGGCGATCTTTGGATCGCGAAGTTTCCCGGACGCAACGATGCGCGCGACATGGCCGCGTGGGAGATGCTTACCCACCAACTCGCAATCAAGGCGGGCCTTCGTGTCGCGGAAGCCGAACTGCAACAATTCGGAAGCGGCCATCGGACATTCATGACCCGCCGCTTCGACCGGGTGCGGGGGAGCAACGGGACGCAACGAGTCCATTTCGCCTCGGCGATGACCCTGCTCGGGCACAACGATGGAGACGATCATCATGCCGGGGCAAGCTACTTGGAGATCGTCGAGTTTCTCTCGCGCCAGGGAGCCGCCCCCGTCAGCGATTTTGAGGAACTGTGGAGACGGATCGTTTTCTCCATCGCGGTTCGCAACACCGATGATCATCTTCGCAACCACGGTTTCCTGCTCACGGATGGCGGATGGCTTCTTTCTCCCGCCTATGATCTGAATCCCGATCCCACCGGCACCGGACTGAGCCTCAATATCTCGGAAACCGACAATGCGTTGAGCTTTGATCTGGCCATGGAGGTGGCTGCCTACTTCCGGCTCAAGCAACCGGCGGCGGAAGCAATTCTGCGAGAGGTCAAGGTTGCCGTGGGAACCTGGGAAAAACATGCAGGTGATCTTGGAATCGCGCGCACCGAGCAGGAAATCATGGCGACAGCCTTCGAAGCCTGACCCGAATTCTCGGTTCATCATGATCGGATAGAGATTCATGGCTTCACCGCCACCCATCCGGCGAAGTTCAGGTGCCGCCAGAAGCAATCGACCGACGCGAACCCTTCCTGATGGAGGAGTTCCTCGTTCCAGCGGGCGGTGACGGGCACCAGCACGCCTTCCAGCGACATCCGCTTGCGGTCGATCTGGCTCTCCGAATAGCCGTTCTCCCGCTTGATGTTGAGGAAGAGTTCCACGAACGCCTCGTTGAGCCGAGAGGTGGCACCAAGGATCTTCTCCACCAGGATGAAGGCCCCGCCTGGTGCCAGCGACTCGAACACCCGGCGGATGATCTGCTGGCGGTACTCGATGGGGGTAAACTGGAGCGTGAGCACCGAGAGCACGAGGCTGGAGGTCACACCGGGGAACTCGTGCCGCAGGTCGGCAGACTCGATGCTGACGCAGTTGCCGTGCGGGTGGTAGCTGAAGTTCTGGCGGGCCGCCTCGATCATCGGCTCGCTGATCTCCAGGCCGATGTAGTCGTTTGCCGCGCCGAAGGTGGAGACGAAGGGCAACAGCGCCTGGCCCCGGGAGCATCCCATGTCGATGATGGTGGTGCCGGGTTGCACGAAGCGTCGTCCGACCTCGAAGGTCACCATCCGCATCGCGTTGTATTGCGGGATCGACCGCTGGAGCATGTCGTCGAAGACCGCGGTCACCTCCTGGTCGAACTGCCAGGCACCGCGTGGAACCACCTCGTCGCGTTGGGCTTCACTCATGCCCGCGTGGCGGATGTCAACGCGGCAGCCGTTTGACGATGCGCGTGCCCTCGGTCAGGCAGGTGCCTTCCTCCGTCACCCAGAAGCACGGGATCGAGAACCGGGCATACATGTCGCGGGTCCGCGGGTTGCTCTCAATCGCGAGATAGCGGGCGTCCTCGCCGTGGATCGGAAACACGTCCTTCCGCAGCAGGTGTTCCTTGATGGCCGGCGGATTCCACCAGCCCTGCGGCGCGAAGCACGCGTCCTGGGGACGCCAGCCGGTTTGCTCCTCGATGCGGTCGAGCGTCTTGATCGTCCAGGTTTCCGGGCGGGCGGTGATCAGGACGACGGTGTGCGGCCGCACGAGTTCCACCAGCCACTGGCGGTATTGCTCGCCCGCGAGGCGCTTCTCCATCCGGACGGGCGTGGTGCCGCGGGCCGGGTTGTTCGCCACCAGCGTGTAGTTGAGGTCCAGCAGGATGATCATAGGGTAGTCTGAAGACGTTGCGAGAAGGCGTCCATGGCACATTGCACGAGATCCATGCGGGTGCCGTCCGGATAGGGTAGGTCGAACTCGAACCCGATGGCCGCGCGGAGGCGGGCGGGATCGACCGGACGGGCCGCGGAGCAGGCGGCGTTGATGTTGTTGGAAAAGTCATCGACCTTCACCGAGCGGAAGAAGGTGCCGAAGAGGTCCTTGAACTCCGACACGGTGTGATACTTCTGGACCTTGGGCTTGTCCTGGAAGTCGCCGATCCGAATGCCCGGTTCGTAGTCGAGGCGGAACGCGATGTTGCCCGCGTTGCTCTCGTTCATGAAGGCCTTGCCATTGACCTGCCGCCAGCCGGACTCCCCTGCCGAGGACGCGCAGGCATAGACCTTGGTGAACGGCTTGCAAAGGGCGGCGCAAAGGCAGGCGATGTGCTCGCGGTCCTCGCGGAACGGCACGGAGTTCAGCACGCTGGCGATGAAGATGCTGGTCCACTCCTTGCCCGCCGCCACTTCGGCCAGGAACGCGCGGGCCAGCTCGACGCTCTCGGCCCTGTTGATACCGCCGGGTCCCAGCCGGTAGGGCTCGAACGGCGTGCAGTCGATCCCGGCCTGGCGAAGCAGGAAGGTTTCGGTCAGGTGGCCGGCCCCGAAGTCGAGGATGGTCGTGCCGTGTTCCTTCACCCAGCGGGCGCGGTCGGTCGCCTTGGCGATGTCGAAGTCTTTGCAGGGCTTCGCGCCGTGGGTGGCGAAGATGAAGCCGTTGCCCAGCTCGCGCCTCACGCGGCGTGCCCGGCGGAACGAATTGAAGCGCAGCATGTCGGCATAGCGCGTGTGGATGTCGAAATCCATCGACAGCAAGTTCATCATGGCCCGGGCGAACTCCGCTTCCTCCCCGGTGACGAACACGACCGGCGCGAACGCGGCGCCCTTCTCGGCGAGCATTTCCAGTCGGCCGATGCCGTTGATCACCGTGAGGTCCTCGCGGCAGACGATGGGCATGAGGATGCCGTGGCGATGCAGCGTGCGCGCGAGGTTGCGGGCATACTGGATCCAGCGGCCCGAGTTCACCTTGCAGAGATCCCTGACGGAAACCTCCGCGGGCTTGAGGCAGCGCAGGAAGCCGTCGCCGCCGACCTCCTTGTCAGGGATGCGGGCGGCGAGCGCCTGGATGTCGATCGATTGCAGCTCGCTGGTGACCCTGCCCGGCGTACTGTTGAAATCGAAGTCGTTGGTCGCCCGGTTGAAGACAATGTTGAGAGCCTTGCGCTGGTCCAGATCGAGCGCCTTGGTCCGGAACACCGGGACGTGCGTGGCACCCATCCGCGAGGCGACGAGGTGGCGCTGGTGGCCGGACAGGATCTCGCCGTCCGAGTCGGCGAAGATCGGGGCGATGAAGCCGAGCTTGCGCAGGGAAAGTTCGATCAGGTCGAGCCGCTCGGCGACCGCCGACCGCGGGTTATAAGTCGACGGTTTGATGGAATCGATGGCTTCGAGGGTGATGTTCATAGTCCGAGGCGGCTGCGGATTTCCTGAATGACCGAATCCTTGTCGAAACCGGCGTCCTGCTTCACGCGGTCGCCCCACGCGATGAACTCGTCCTGGCTGATGCGGAACCGGTAGAGGCCGACCGCGACCGTGACGTCGCTCTTGTCGAGTTCCTTGTCGTGCCGGTCATCGTCATCCTCGTCGTCGTCATCGCCGCCGGGATTGAGCAGGCCTTCGAGGTCGGCGGGCTCGAACCCAGCGAGGATCGTGTCGAAGTCGGCCGACTTCCACTCGCTGGCGATCTTTTCGAGTTCGTTGAGATCGACCGAGGAAAGTTCCGCCAGGCGGTTGTCGGCGACAAGCACGGCGAGTTCGTCGTTCTCGCTGGCAAAGTCCTGGTAGTCGACCGGCACGACCTCGACGCCGAGGTGCTTCGCCGCCATCAGCCGGCCGTGGCCGGAAACGATCAGGCCGGTGAGATTGGAAACGGTGATCGTCTGCCGCCATCCGAAGTAGCGGATGTTCTTGGCGAGCAGTTCGACCTGCCGCTGCGGGTGGGTGTTTGGGTTGCGCGGGTTGGGCTTCAACTCGCCCACCGGCACGAGCTTGTCGAAGCTGCACCAGACCTCGATGCCATTGGCGAGTGTGCGGGCTTTGGGGGAATCATCGGTCATTGCCGTGGAGGCCGCTGTCAACAGCCGCCGGCATCCAGCCAGGATTCGAGATCGGCCAGCGTGGCCCGGACGCATCCGCCGCCTACCATCCGAGGGCGAACCATTCACCGCTGCCGGCTACCTCGCGCCATTCCATGGTAACCAGGGCTTTGGGTGCATTCGCCATTTTTGGGTAATTTCAGCTTGACTAAATTGGCGTCACCGATAAATTCCATCTGGTGATTAGTAAATACAAACTTTTAATTTTTTGTGGAATGGCTTTCGTGCCAATTGTGTCCCTTTCCAGCTGCCAGGAGAAGCAAGCTGAAATGGCTAAGCCAGAAGCACCGAAACTTTCTGCTGTTTTCCAAAGTCAAGTCATGAAGCTTCTTGAGGTTGGCACAAAGTTGAATTCCGCCTCTTCAGAAGGAGTCTCATTCGCTAGCTTCAATAACATGCTTGAGGATGTGAATGGCGCATTTGAATTGTGCGAAACGATGTGGCCAGAAGGTTTTTCGAATGATGCAAGAAGTTCTTTCAAGAAAACTTTAGCAGGCTGGAATTTCACAAGGAAGCTTTGGGAGAACAAGATTTCCAACGCCAAATACGATTTCGTGGATGGGGCAAGATTGCACAACATTCCGTATGAAGATATGCCGGAAGACTTCAAGGAATTAGTTCCCACTGAAGATGTCGATTGGACGGAGGATGATAAGACTGATAAACATGTTCGGTTCGATAAACTTTCGCTCTGTCTGACCTACTCTTCTTTGAATTTCGAGATTGCTAGAAAAAGTTTGTTGGAAGCCCTAGAGTAAAACGGAAGTTCAGATTGCACTATGGCGGGCAGATCCGAAAGCGAACCGTTCTCGGCTGTCGACCATGTCGCACCATTCCACGGTGACCGGTGTTTCCCGGCGCATGTCAGGTGACCGTTAGCGAAACACCGCGCGGGTGAGACGATCACGGCGGTCGAAGGTGATTTGCTGGAGTCGAGCCTTCATGAGAGTCCCTCCGCATCCAGCCAGGATTCCAGATCGGCCAGCGCGGCCCGGACGCATCCGCCGGATCCCACCGCGATCCGCAGCGAGGTGGCTTCATCGACCGGCCAGTGGTGCTTGAGCATCGCGGCGAGTTCCTCGGTGGTCGGAGCCGCGAGCTTGATCGACTGGAAGCGCGTCTGAAACCGCTCGGTGAGCAGGTCGAGTTGCAGGTTGCTGGTGCCGATCACGGCGCGACCCGGTGGGAGGCGGTCGAGGTAGCTGAGGAGCAAGTCCTGCGCGTCCCGCGTGCAGCGGTCCATCTCATTGATGATCTTGACCGAATAGACCCCGAACAGCGAGCAGGTGGCGAGGGTGCCCATCCACTGCTTCACGGTTTCGACGGTGACGAGCTTGCCGTTGAACTCTTCGACGGCGAAGCGCGTGCCGGCCAAGGCGTCCGCCACCATGTCGGCGATGCTGGTCTTGCCGACACCGGGCGGGCCGTAGAGCAGAATCTTCACCGGAACCGCGGGATCGTCGTGAAGTTTCCTCGCCTTGGCGACAAGGCGGGCGGCGACGGTGGCGGCGGGGCCGCAGAGGTCATCGGGTCCGGTAGGTCGCCACGCCAGCGGCGGGCTTGCGGGGCGTGGCGGCGGGGTTGGGAGAATCTTCAAGGAACGTGACATGGGGATCTGGATTGGAGTGGTTGAGGGCCCTGGCGACGGCCAGCGCGCCCTTGCGGTAGAGGGTGACGGCGAGCAGTTCGCCGTTCACCACGACCGACCAGTAGCGCGTGGCGTAGCCATCGGGTTTGCGGTGACGGGTGACTTCGACCTTCATCAGAAGTTGTAGTCGTGGAACTGATGGCGACCGGGGACGACCGGCTCGCCGTTGGTGGTCCGGTAGCGGCCGTCCTTGCGGAGGCTTGCGCGGTGGAGCGGAGCCCCGGGATCCGGCTGGTAGGTGTAGCGCTGCTCGTGGTTGTTCACGCAGTGGCCGGCGAAGCCGCCCGGGAGGATCTCGGGCTTCCATCCGTCCAGCGTGGCGATGTCGGGCTGGAGGTAGAGGGTCTTGCCGCTGGGGCTGACGCGGACCACGGTGCAGGCGGTCCGGTCGCTGTAGTGGCAGATCGTCGCGCCGTCGCCGACGATGGGATTCCATGGAGGAGTGCTCATGGCCGTCACTTGTTCCAGCCCTCCCTGCGGCTGCGGGTTTTGATCGAGTTCGGCGAGATCCCGAAGTGCTCGGCGGTTTGCTTCACGCTGCGGCATCCCTCCCAATGAGCCCGGACCTGCGACCAGTGGTCGTCGCCGTGGCCCGGGTTGCCGACCTTCTTGGAAGGTTGGGGCGGCTCGGCCTCGGGCGCGGGGGCCTCCGCGGGCGTCGGTTCGGCCTCCGCCGCCTCGGCGAACGCGTCGTAGCGTCCCGGGCTGACCTCGGGCTCGGGACGGGTGATCGGCACGATGTTCGCGGCCTGCGTGATGGTGCCGCCGTCGCCCCCGGCGAGGATCTCCGCGACAATCTCGCGGATCAGCGGCACCGGGATCTCGGTGATGGTGAAGACCAGTCCGTTGAGCGTCTTTCGCCCGATGGACTGCTTGAGGAACTTCAAGGCTTCTCCGCGGGTACGGCCCTGGTAGCGGCCTTCGAAGACGTTGGTTTCCTTGTCGTCGCAGACGATCCAATAGAGTTTGTTCATGATGGTGTTTGGTTATGGGGTGGTGACGTTGCCGTCGGTGTCGATCCGGACGCTGAAGACCAGCAGTCCGGCTCGGGTTGGCCTGGCGAAGTCGGCGCGGAACTCGCGGGCGTGGACGCCGGCCATCGGGGCGACCGGCAGGATGCGCCGGACTCGGAAGCCGTTCGTTTCGAGCCCGAGGATGCGGTTCCGCATGGCCTTCGTCAGGTAGCTGTTAGGGATGGATGCTGTTGTCATGGCATCCCTCATCTGCCTGTCTGATCGGGTGCGTCCATGGTGTTTTTCCTCTTTCTGTCGCCTCATTTTCATGACGGAAGCGGGCGGTTGATCTGGATGGTCCGGCCTTTGGTTTCACCGGCGGCGTAGCTTCCGGAATGGAGGTTGCGGCGGCGTTGGTTCCGGTTGCGGAGCTTGCCGTAGTGGTCGGCGACGTAGCGGGTGATCGCCGCCTCCTGATCCACGACCACCAGTCCGTAGGCCTGGCGCTGGTCGGCGGCGTAGGACTGCTCGGTGCGATCCTTGGCCGCCTTGAGCTCGGCGTTCAGGCCGTCGCGCAGGCCCCGGTAGTAGGACGCCTTGTCCGGGTTGGCATGGGTCCGCTTGAACTCGTTCCAACAGCGGAAGAAGGTCTGCCGCAGGTAGTTGAAGGCGAAGATCGCGAAGTCGATGTCGGCGGGTGCCCCGATGATGTCCACCGCCGTGCCCCGGCCGCCGGACATCAGGATCGTCTTCACGTTGAAGTGCACCTGCAGGAGCGAGAGGATCATCAGGTCGGCCGGGTTGAGGGTCTTCGGCAGGTCGAGGTTCCCCTTGTCCACCGTGAACGACCCGCCGCCGGATTCGCCGCGCTCCATCCGGAGCAGCGCCGAGTCGATGTTGTGGCGGGTCATCAATTCCTGCGCCTTGGTCAATGCGACCTTGGCTTCGTTCTCGGTGGCTCCGCGCGAGCGGTCAGCCAGGCGGAGGAGTTTGCGGATCTTTTCGAGGATCTCGGATTCGGATTTCATGGGATCTCAGGTTCAGGTGTTAGATGTCCTCGCCGGGAAGACCGGCGGTGATGACGCTCACCGGGATGTGGGTGGAGCCACCTGCATCGCAAAGGTCGGCATAGCGGACCTTCGCGGCCTTGAGTTCGGCCCGGGCGCTGCCGAGGTCGTCCCAGCTTTCAAGGAAGACCCGTCGCGGGCGGCCGGCGAGCACCGAGCTGCGGCCATAAGTGGAGTGGCCGTAGAGCGTCGGCTTGTTGGAGCTGTAGGTTTCGCCGCGCCCGAATTCAAGGGTCAGGCGGCGGTGTTGTTTGATGTAATCGATGTCCATGGTTGTGTGGGATTGTGAATCAACCGACGGCCGGCTCCTCGGGACGGATCGTGCGGAATCCTTGAACCTCGATGGATCGGGCAGTCGCTTTCATCGTCCCCGATCTGCCAGCCGGACACCACGAGTCCATGTCGTTTTTGTCTTTCTTGCATATCGTAAGATGACAGGTGTTTGGCATGGATTGTGAATTGTAAGATTGGCGAAAAGGTTTGTCTTTTTCTATCCAAATCCACTTAGCCATGGACGCGAGGTGGCACCATGGCAGATATTACCCATGACAACGCCAACGATGTCCCGCCGCTTCGGAGTCGAGATTGAATTCCTCTCCACCATCACCACCGACCAGGCACTCGCCAGTCTGAGATCCGCCGGCATTCAGGTCGAGTTCGAGGGATACTCCCATGCCACCACGCCGCATTGGAAGATCGTCGCCGACGGGTCCTGCGGTTATGAACTCGTCTCCCCGGTTCTCGAAGGCGAGGCCGGTCTTGAGGAAGTCCGGATCGCAGCCGCCGCGCTCGAAGCCGCCGGAGCCCAGGTCGACCGGCGCTGCGGACTCCATGTCCATTTCGACGCCCGCACGATGTCGCTCAAGGCGGTCAAGAACCTCTTCAAACTTTGGCTGAAATTCGAGGATGTCCTCGACACCTTCCAGCCGCAGTCGCGCCGGGGGAACGCCAACACCTACTGCCGCACCAACCTCGAAGACAGCATCGCGGGAAGCGAGGATCACAAGAACCAGTGCTCCCGGAGGTTCCGCAGCATCGACGCCTGCCGCAGCATCGAGCAGATGAAGCAGCTCTACCCCTGCCGCTACCGCAAGCTGAACATCCACTCCTACTTCCGCCACCAGACGCTGGAAGTCCGCCACCACTCGGGAACCACCGATCCCGAGAAGATCACCAACTGGGTACGACTGATGGCCCGCCTGTTCGACACCGCCGAGTCCGCCGCCACCGTCCGCAACCGCCCGGAGGACAACGGAGTCGGGATGCCACGCATGAAGTGGTTCTTCCAAGCCGTCGACGCCAAGGGCCTCGTCAAATTCTACACCGAGCGGGCCAAGAAGCTCGCCGCCTGATTTCCACCATGCAAAACGAAACCATGAACACCGACTACCACACCATCGATGGCGCGACGTTCTCCGCCGCCGATGCCACCGAGCTGATGACCAAGCTCCGCCAGGACAGCTTCAACCCGGAAGCCGACCTGCCATCCTACTGCCGGGCCACCGCCCGCGCGTCCAAGATGCAGACCGGCGAACAGCACCGCGCATGGCCGCCCAAGGCGCTGGTCGAAGACATGCTCGCCTCCGGCCTGATCGCCACCGGCGAGCGCCACCCGGCGTGGGGAAACTCCAACGACTGAACGACCATGGCCTACCGACTCATGGAACCGCGGTTCCCGCTGGGGACCACCGTCGCCACGCCGGCCGCGATGGCGCTGGGCATCGACCTGGCGTCCTACCTTCGCCGCCACCACTGCGGCGATTGGGGCGACCTTTGTGCCGAGGACAAGCAGGCGAACGCGGATGCGCTGATCCACGGCGACCGCATCCTCAGCCACTACAAGCTCGGCGGTGATCGCCGGATCTACATCATCACCGAGGCGGATCGCAGTTCGACCTGCATCCTGCTCCCGGAGGAGTATTGACTTTCCGGCAAATTGCCGGAAGATGCTGGCATGCGTGCCACAAAATCAAAACAACCTGTCAAGCCGACGACCGAACGGCTCGAAGCCCGTGTTCCCGCACCGATCAAGGATCTGATCGGGCGCGCGGCTTCCCTCGAAGGCGTGACCCTGACCGATTTCGTGATCGCCACCTTGCAGCGCAGCGCCGCCGAGGTGGTTCGCGAGCACGAGGTTCTGAACCTCAGCGTCAGGGACAGCGCAGCATTCGCCAAGGCCATGCTTGCCCCGCCCAAACCCAACCGGAAGCTCACCCAGGCATTCGCCCGTCACCAGCATAGCGTCACGGTGAAATGAACGGCCTGCGCTCCGAAGCCCTGAATCCTTCCCACGACCGGGAGGGTTTTTCCTGCGGCGTTGCCGCTCTGGACAACTACCTGCAGCGGCAGGCCTCGCAGGACATGCGGCGTCATGTGGCGGCGGTCTTTGTCATGGTGAGCGAGGACCGGCCGCAAGGAATTCTTGGCTATTACACGCTTGCCTCGTATGCAATCGAGACAAGCGGACTTCCCGATGAAACGGCCAAAAAGCTGCCGCGCTATCCGACCACACCCGCAACGCTGATCGGCAGACTGGCGCGGGCCGTTGATCAACCCGGGTTGGGCAGCCTCCTGCTGGCCGATGCCCTTGGGCGGATTCTGGCGAATACCCGGGAGGTGGCATCCGCTCTGGTGGTGGTTGATGCAAAGGACGATGCGGCAGCGGAATTCTACCGAAAACACGGCTTCATTCCGTTTGGCGGTTCTGCCCGGAAATTGTTCCTTCCGATGAAGACGATTGCCGAAGCAGCGCAACGATCCGCTCGATGAAGTCGATTTCGAGCTGGCGCTCGGTCAGGCGGATGACCGTCCAGCCTGCCAGCACGGCTTCGAGATACTTCTCGGCATCCTTGGCGTAGCCCGCCCCGCGGCTGTGCCGGCCACCGCCGGGGAGGAAGATCCCGCCCTCGATCTCGATCAAGGTCCGGCTTGCCAAGTGCGCGAAGTCGGCGCGCCAGCGACGGGAAGCGTGGAACTTCACTTCCCGCTCCAGCGGTGGACCTTGCGCCACTCGCCAGAGCAGCAGAAACCTTGATTCCAAGCGGGATGCAGCCATTTCCCCTGGCACCCGGAGTCAACGTCCGGAGAGCCCGTTATGTGGGAAGTCGCAATGGCGCATTTCACGGGAAATGGAAACGGGTGGGGAGGTCCCTGAAAGCAGTCTGGATGGCTAGAAGACTCCTGATCGGGTCCGAGCGTAGGATCGGAGCTGGATCTGGCTGAACGACAGTTCTCCGCGCACCCAGCACCGGAATCCGGACTCGTTGAGAAGCGTTGCGCCCATGCGGCGCAGCGCCGCAACCCAGGCTTCGTGCGGCACCACATCATCCGGCACGACAAGCATGCAACTGTGTGGAGTGTGGGTCTGATAAAACCAGCACTGTCCGAGCGCCTTGGTCATCCCGATGTGTGAAACGTCTACCTTGCACTCGATCATGACCGAATCGATGAGGAAGTCGCCTCGGACTCGCAGGCCCTTGATGCTAGGCTCGACCGAGTAGGAGCACCCGGCGTCATCAAGAATCTCCCGGATTACTTCCTGAAACCGTCGCTCCTTCGGATATTGCTGGCTCAACCAGAGTCCGTCGCGGCGTGCCTTGATCTGGTCGGGATACTTCCTTTTTTGTCGGCGCTTGACCGCGTGATAGGCAGGGAGCGTCCGAAGGTGGTTCCAGATCGATCTCACATTCCATCCGTGTTCGCGGCAGATGCCCTCGACGGACTCACCATTGCGCAACGCCCGCAGGCACCCCGCCAGCCTGCGGCGACGTTCACGCTCGTCGAGCAGCACCCTTTCCCGTCTCTGTTCATCCGGTTTGCATGCCGCCTCTTCGCCGCGATAGACGCCATGTTTGAGGAGGATCTTGATGATGGTGGACCGGCACGGACGACCGTTGAAGTAGCGGCGGATCGCCTTCGCACCGAGCTTCTCATCGGTGTAGAGGCGAACGATTTCAGCCTCCTTCTCCGTCGATTGATCCCGTCCCATGCGCACCGGCCGGAGTCAACCGTGACGGGGTGAGGATTGATGTGGTCGGCTGTTGGACCTTGTAAACCGTGGCGATCACGTTGGGCGTGAGGTCGATGGCGTCATGCCCTGGCAGTTCGGCAATGAACCCCGCCGGGTCGTCGAGAAGTGGTTGCAGGGGCGGGAATTGAACCCGCGGAGGTCGAGGATATGAGTCTCGCCTGGGACCGCCCTCCCTGCGATTTGGTTAGAGCGCGTCGTAGATGTCGACGACGAACTTGAAGTCCCTCTTGAGTCCTTGGCGTCGGTCCTCGTCCCATTCCTCGACGGGGGCCTTCTCGGTTTCACGCGCCCACCACCGCCGGATGCGGTTCAGCAGCGCGAGGTAGGTGACGTAGCCGCGGTCGGCGGGATCGCCCTGGACTTCCTTCTCGGTGGCCAGACGACCGAAGTTGATCGACTTCTGGAGCCGGCGTTTCCCGAGCTTGTGCTTCACCGCCATCTTCAGCCAGTGCTTCTGCTCCTCAGGATCCTTGAGTTTGGCGACCACCCGGTGATGGATGAAATCCAGATTGTTGATCCGGGTCAACAAATCGACCCGACGGGCCACATGGGCATACATCCGCAGCGTCTGGTAGGCCATGCCGGTGCGCTTGATCGCTTCCTCGTATTTGTCGCCCCAGCGCTTCTCGCCGTAGTTGATCCAGTCGCCGACGATGAAGCCGATTGACCTGCCGACGGGTGCGAGTTGCTGGCCGAGCGCTTCCCATTCCTCGAAGCTGAGGTCTTCTTTGAACTCGATGCCGGTGGGCGTGATCGAGAACTTGGGATCGCTGATGGCAAGGGTGGTGAGCGTGCTCATGGATTGTTGTGCAGGTGTTGGTCGAGCTGGGATCGTTGGTAGATGTGGCGTGCCTTCTCGCTGCGCATGGCGCGGGACGGCGGGAGGTTCAGTTGCTGCGTGATGTCAACGCAGCGCTTCGAGACGGCGGCGCGGGACACCCCGTGGCGCTTGGCAATGGTGGTCATGCTCTCGCCGTTGTAGGCGCTGAGCCCGAGAGCCACGGCCAGGCACTCGACGGTGAGCCGGGTGTTCCCTTCGGAAATCAGGTCGGCGACGAAATGCCGGAGCACCTCGATGGCATCACGCGTGACGGCGCCGGCCGGATCGCCCTCGTGATCGACCAGGGCCGCGATGTCCGGCGTGTGGCTGGCCGCAGGGGTATCGGCCATGTCGTGGTCGGCAGCGCCGTTGCCATGGCGTTGCAGGCAGGGTTTGAGCAGGCCGAGCTTCTCCGCCTCCCGACGTTCATCGAGGGACATCGACTTCACCCAGGCCTCGTATTCGCGCTCGTACTCGCCATCCCGCCGGCTCTGCTTCTTCGCGTAGTCGTCGGAGCTCATGGCCGGCCTCCTTTCCGTCCACACCAGGTCCGGGTGTTCGGGTGGAATCGAATCACACCGGCATGCCTGGCCGCCCGAAAGATACATTCGGCTTCCCGCAGGTCACAGCCATAGCCAGTGACGATGAAGGCGATCACCTCACTGCATTCCGCTTTGAATGGATCTGGCCGATCCGGCCAATGGTCGAGTTCCGGCATGAATGCCAGTTCCGGCCAGAGATGTTCGTAGGGTGATGTCCGGGTTCTTTTCCGGTTTTTCCTCCGAGGTTTCATTTTGAACCTCCTTCCCGGTGAACCCAAAAATGGTTAGCGCTGCGGCTGTTTCCAACAAAGCCAGCAGCGTGCGAGAAACAATCCGTAAGGTTGTTCTCGCTGCTTTTGTAAAAAAGCTGTAAGGCGGCTAGTAAGTGCCTAATAAGGATCCTGACTGGCGACTTCTTAAAACTGTTAGAACGAGCGGGTTCAAACGGGTTCAAACCGATTTGAATCCGGGGTGCAAACACTGCCGGGATGACGGGTTCAAATTGCATGATTGCGCCCCCTCCACAGGCGGGTTGCTTTGTCGAAGACGAGCGGTCCCGACTTCATGTTGGCGAGGCAGTAGAAGACCCGCTGGGCCTCCTTGAGCGTGCAGTCGCCGTCGATCTCGGCGATCCGGTCGGAAAGGTAGGCGAACACAGCGGACTCCTGGGCGACCCGCCCGTTGGCGAGCGGCGGCATCGTCTCGACGGCGCTGGCGTAGCGGTCGGCCGCGCTGCCCAGCTTGTAGGTGGACTTCGCCTTGTCGCTCTTGGGATTGCCCTGGGGAGCCTTGAGCTGGGCAGGATCGGCATTCCGATCGGTGATGAAGATCGACTCGCACCAGCGGACCACGAACGGCTTCACGGGCGGCAGGGCGCGCAGGGTGAGGTCGATGACGTGGGCGTCGTCCTCCTCGTGCGGAGTCATCGTCAGGATCACGTCGGGATCTCGGGCAAAGACGCCCGATCCGCCGATGCGGTCGATGGACTCCTTGCCCGCCTGGTTCCCCTTCGAGAAGTGGGCGCCGAACACGGCCGCGGCTCCGGACTTGGCCGCCAGTTGCTCGACCTCGTTGAGCAGGCTCGCGATGTCGCCGGCGTCGTTCTCGTTCCGCGCACCGAGCCCCTTGTAGATCGGGTCGATCAGGATCAGCGAATACCCGGTGTCGCGGATGCGCCCGAGGATCTTCGGGATGAGCGCCGAGAAGTCGGTCGCGTGGCCTCGCAGGTTCCAGATGTCGAAGCCGGTGAAGTCGCTGATCTGCTTTGCCGCCGCGATCCGGTGGATCCGGTATTGGAGCGCGAAGGGAGGCAGCTCGAAGTTCAGATAGAGGGCGCGGCCACGGCGGGTCGGGAATCCCCACCACGGCGTGCCGGTGGCCACCGAGAGCATCAGGTCGATCAGCGACCAGCTCTTGCGCGCCTTCGACGGGCCGCCGAGGACCATCTTCGCTCCCTGGTGCAGGATGCCATCGACGAGCTGGGGCGGCTCCGGCTCCGGCTGGCCCATGAATGCCTGGCCGGGCAGGATCGGCGGCAGGTCTGAGTTCGAGTGCGCCGCCTCCCAGGCCGTCCACGATTCCGCGCCGAGCTCCAGCGCGAGCAAACACTGGCGGCGGAACTCGCCATCAACGGTGCGCCAGCCGTCCGGGCAGCGCGACAGGCGCGACGGGTTGCGGTTCTGCTTGTCCAGGTTGATGCCGGAAAACCAGCCCCAGATGACCTCGACCCGCCGCTTGTATTCCGCCTCGTCCGGAGCATCGACCCGGATCCATGCGTGCAGGCTCTTGTTGCCCGAGTCGAGCAAGGCCGCGACCGGCATGCCGCTGGCGACCACCGCATGATACTGCTCTTCCTTTGGGATCGGCTTGCCGGCTTCGTCGCGGTCGAACTCGACCAGGACATGGCGGAACGCGGTGACATCCTCGTTCTTCGCGCCGCCCTTCGCCATCGGGTTGATCCGCAGGAACAGCCCGAGCTTGGTGCCGAACACGCGGTCGATCCCGCCCTTGGCCGCCACCTTCGATTTCCACTCGGCGGCGGTGAGCGTGACGCCACGGCGAGGCGCGATTTCGCCCTCCTCGTTCTCGGCCGCCGGGGAAATGGCGACGAATTCATCTGGCTGGAAACACGCGTCGAGGAGGCGGACGAAACCGTCGTCCAGAGTGACCGGCAGCGCCATCGTCGAGCGCTCGCGGTGGACCGGTGTTGGTGCCGGTGCCAACCGCCGAGCCGGTGGCGACGGGACTTTCGGCACCGGCGCCACGCCGGCGCCGAGCGGTTCCCGCGACGTCCGGGCATAGACCGAGCGGATGGTCGTCCGCGCTTCGGCCTCGGTCAGCCCGTCGGCCAGCGCGCGGGCGAGCAGTTGGGCTTCCGTTTCTTCCAGCGGGTGGCCGGCGTCGCGGAACTGGCAGGTCGCGTCGAAGAGTTCGGCATTGCGCATCCCCTCGCCGGCGCCGCGCTGGAGGTATTCCAGCGTGCGGCGCGGCAAGGCCATGGCGAGGCCGGTGGATCGGTATTTTGCCATGGGATCAGCGGTGGGCGAATTGGGCGTCGAGGAATGCCTTGGCTTCCTCGAAGGTGGCGGTTTCCGGACGCTGGTGGCCGAAGCGGCGCATCACGCGGGCCTGCTTCGGCGTCGCCAGCCCGAGCTTTCGTCGGGTGATCAGGCGGTCGAGGATCAGCGAGGCATGGCCCTTGGTCAGGACTCCCATGGGATCCAGCCCGAAGTTGGCCAGCACATCGAGCTGCTTGCCCGTGGGCGCTTCCGCCTGCCATTTCATGGTCGGGACGTAGTCGGCCAGGGCGGCTTCGTTGAGGGACACGGCAAGCTCCAGTGGATCGAGCACGCTGCCGCGACGCGTCCGGTTGGCGCGGAGCCGCTCGGTGAGCGACTTGGTGCGGTCCGCGTTCACTTCCTCGCGGGCTTCTTCGAGGTCGCCCTCGGCCCCCAGCTTCTCGGTGAGCGCCTTCGCGTCGGCTTCGTCCTCGGCGATCAGGTTCGCCGGCCGCATCAGGCTGAGCTCTTCCGCCTGCCAGAGGAAATCGAGCACGAGCAGGTGATCCTTGCCCGGCCAGATCCGCGTGCCACGGCCGATGATCTGCGAGTAGAGCGCCCGCACCTTGGTCGGGCGCAGGCAGACGACGCAGTCGATCGACGGCTCGTCGTAGCCTTCGGTCAGCAGCATCGCGTTGCAGAGGATGCGCGTCTCGTCCCGCTTGAACCGCTCCAAGGTCGCCTGCCGCTCGGTCGTCTGGCCGTCGACGTGCTCGGCCAGCAAGCCACGGTCGCGGCAGATCTGGGCGAAGCGCTTCGACACCGCGATGAGCGGCAGGAAGACCAGCGTCTTGCGGTGCCGGTGCTCCACCAGAACGTCGGCGATCTGTTCGAGATACGGTTCCAGCGCATGGCCGAGGTCATCGGCGCTGAAATCGCCATGGCTCGTCCGCACGCCCCGCAGGTCCATTCCCAGCGGAACCGTCTTCACCTGGATCGGCGAGAGCCATCCCTGGTTGATGAGGTCGAGCAAGGTCACCTCGCAGGCGATGTTCTCGAAATAGCGGCCGAGGTTCTTCTTGTCGCCGCGGTCCGGCGTCGCGCTGACGCCCAGCACCTTCGCGTGATCGTGGAAATGCCCAAGCGTGTTGAGGTAGCTGTCGGCCAGCGCGTGGTGCGCTTCATCGACCACCACCAACCCGAAGTGATCCCGCGGCCAGCGCTCGCGGCGCTTCTCCCGCATCAGCGTCTGGACGGAGGCCACGACCACCGGCGCATCGAGCGACGCCCGATCTTCGCCCATCTCCACCTGGGCCTCGATGCCGGTGGAAACGCGCAGCTTGTCGACGGCCTGGGTGATGAGTTCCTCGCGGTGGGCGAGGATCAAGGTGCGCCGGGGCTGGTAGTCCTGCGCCAAGCGGCTGAACAAAATAGTTTTTCCAGCCCCGGTCGGGAGCACACCGAGCTGGCGGTCGAAGTCCTCGAAGCCCTTGTGGATGTCCTGCCGGGCTTTCATTTGATAGGCGCGGAGGCCCATCGTTTCAGAACGGCTCGTTGTCATGGCGGCGCGCGGGTTGGGGTTGGGCGGGCTTCGCGGTGCCGACGATCCAGGCGGCGACCTTGTTGCGCTTCTTGCCGTTGTATTCCTCGACGGTGAGTCGGGCGGTGCCGGTTCGGCCGATCACGTGATCGGGAGTGATCTCGACGTCCACCTCGGGCTCGACCACCTCGCCGGTGGCGGCACGGAAGGCGTCGATCTTCCAGAACGCGGTCGGGATGAAGACGAGGAAGTCGTAGAGGTAGCTGCCGGCGGATGTCTTGAGCT